TTGTTTGAGTCTGCTTATAATTATATTTGGTTATATAAACATATGATTGCTTTAAATGATGAATATAAGAAAAGATATAATCATACAAAAAATCATGTTACAATTGATAAACTTGGTGAGATATTAAAGCATCCTCCTAAGAACGCTAAATATAATAAAGTAGCAACGGAACCTAAACCTGCTATGCCTGAACATTGTAAAATACCAGGTGACGCAGTAGCAAGTTACCGTAAATATTACATACTAGAGAAAAAAAGATTTGCTACCTGGAAGGCACCATCAAAAATGCCTGAATGGTACAAAGAAGGAGTTAAAAATGCGTGAAGCAATGATAGAAGCATTAAAGAAACACGCCATAGGTCACATAGAAAAACATAAGGCAAATGTTGAAGTCTTATTACAAAGACCTGCTGGTGTTGCTGAACATCCTGATACTTTAGAAACAATCGAAAAAGAATTAAAGATTATTGCTGAGTATGATGATGAGTTAGAAATGTTAAATAAGTATTTTAAATAATGCCAACATACGACTTTATTAATACAAAGACCGGTGAAGAATGGACCGATATGATGAGTATTGCAGATAAAGAAGCTTACTTAAAGAAGAATAAACATATTAAACAAGGTATTGGTCAGATAAATATAATTGGTGGTGTACAAGGCATTACACACAAAACGGATGGTGGGTGGAAAGATATGTTAAGTCGTATTGGTGACGCTCATCCAGGAAGTAAAGTGCATGACATTTATGGTAATAAAAATATTAAAGATATAAAAACAAGACAAGTATTATCAAAACATAAAAAGCGTCAAGCACAACAACGAAAAGAAAAAGGACTAAAATAATGGCAAAAGATATACCAGATTATATGCGTGGTTTTGATACTACTGATGATTGGGGTATGACGCCAGTATCATCTACACCAAAGGCAACACCTACTGTTGACCCTAAAGTAGTTGAAGACAGCAAATTAGAAATATCAAAAGTTAAATCAGATGTTACTGATATTAAATCTATGATGAATGAGATTATGCAAATAGTGGCAGATAAAGAAACAGTTACTAAAACGGTAACAAATGAAGAAACTGAACAAAGGTTTAAAGATTTAGAAAAAATTATGTTACCATTTTTGTATAACTTACAAAAATCTGATGAGCCTTATATTCATTGGCCTAATAGAGCTCCAATTATAAAAGCTCAAATAGAAAAGATACTCAAACTTACGAGAGGATAAAATGAAAATTAATTACGATAAGTGTTTAGAAACTATTTTACACCATGAAGGTGGTTATGTAAATCATCCTAAAGACCCAGGCGGTGAAACTAATTTAGGTGTAACTAAAAGAGTTTATGAAGAACATGGTGGTACAAAAAATATGAAAGACCTTACAGTTGAAGATGTGGCACCAATATATAAAAAAGGTTATTGGGATAAAATGAAAGGTGATGAACTACCAACAGGTTTAGACCTTTGCGTTTTTGACTTTGGTGTAAACGCAGGACCAGGCAGAGCTGCCAAATACCTACAAACAATGATAGGTACAGTTGCAGATGGTGGTATTGGACCAAACACTTTAAAAGCAGTTGCAGAATATGTTGATAAACATGGTTTAGCAAAAGCAGTAGATAATTACCAAGAGGCAAGACAATCGTACTATGAAAAATTAAGTACATTTGAAACATTTGGTAGAGGTTGGACTAGACGAGTTGATGAAACAACTCAATTAGCTAAAACAATGCTTAGCTGAGAGGCAGACCGTATAGAACGGATAGAGTCAGAAAAAGACTATATTAACGATTTATATACGAGAAAAGGCATTTAAGACTTGCCAAACTAGTGTGAGTATTATATAATGGTGAGAATGAAAAAAGGAGAATATTATGGCATTTAATTTTGTAGAACTGGATAAAGACAAACTTCCTAAAACAAAAGGTAAGCGTATTGATGGTATGAGGTTTTATGATGTAGATGGTCATAACTATCCTTCAGTTACAACAGTTTTAGGTTACAATACTGGTGACGGTATTAAAAAATGGCGTGAGTCAATTGGTGAAGATGTTGCTAATTATGAAATGCGTAGAGCGGCTGCTCGTGGTAAAGCCACACACAATTTAATCGAACAATATATTAAGGCAGAAACTCCTAGTGAGAGAGCTGTATTACCTTTAGGTCTATTCAGACTTATTAAACCATATGTTGACCAGATTAGTAATGTACATTTGTTAGAAGCAATTATGTATAGTAAACAATTAACACTTGCAGGTCAAGTTGATTGTGTTGCAGAATATAATGGCAAATTGTCAGTAATAGATTTTAAAACATCTAACAAGTATAAACAGGAAGATTGGGTACAAAGTTACTTTATGCAATGTACAGCCTATGCTATTATGTATGAAGAGCTATTCGGAAAACCCATAGAACAAATTGTTGTCCTTATTGCTTGTGAAGATGGCACGGCACAAACTTTTATAAAAGAGAAAAAAGATTTTGTCGCACCATTGAAAGAGCAGATACAAGGTTTTTATAAATATTATGAAGACTTAAACAAAGATAAAATCAAAGATTAATCAGGCCGTTAAGTCAGAAAGAGAAAGTAATGATTAAATTACTACTTGCGGCTGTTATAATAGGAATAACTAGTATAGCATACGCAGACCATAAACCTACAACCGAATTTGATGGTTTAGGTTGGTCACAATTACCGACAATTTGTGGAACAACAGAAGCGGTAAACGAATATCTTGAGCATAATAAATTCATATTAGAATCTGTATCAGTTGGAAAAGAAAACGCAAACGCTGAGGGAAGTCCTGTTTACATTGTAACATATTATATCAATGAGGCAAGAGACCAATCAATGTCAGTAATAACGGCACCATCTGGTTTAGAAAGTTGTATGTTATACAGGTCATTTGATTTGTCATATCCAGGTATGACATTATAAGAATTAGTCGTTGACGACAATTATGGTAGGTAGACTGGACGAGGGTGCAAATCCCTCCACCTCCACCATAACTACTCTTACGAAGCATAGTCCATGGACGGATAGAGTAGTTATGGGGGGTGTGGTAGGTTCGACAGGTGCTGAGAAAATTGTAAGAGATTAATAGGTGGCAACCTTTCATGCTAATTAAACGCAAACGATAATAGTTTTGCATTAGCAGCTTAGGCTGTTTAGGGTTTGCCGGTACCTCGTAACAGAAACCGGCACTTTTTTGAGAGGAAAGTAAAATGGAAATGTTTTTTTTCGTAACGGCAATGATTATGAATGTCGAAACAACAGATATTACACCAAAATACAATCAAAGTGTTTTCTTTAAAAATAAAATTAATTGTGAGGTGTATGTACAACAAAATTATACCACTTTAATGAATGGTTTACAAATATACCTAGACCAACAAGGTGATTCAGGTGTAGTAGAGAATATAGGTTGTACAGCTTTATCTAAAAAAGACTTAGAAAAAATGTTTGAAGAACAAAAGAGAAAAGAAAACACAATATCTACCTAGGCTTGACTTTTAATTATAATATGGTATAATGATTAGATGAATAGTAAAGAATTTAGTAATAAAATTGAATTGTTATCAAAACAAAAAAGATGTTCTTACATGGACGCCATACTAGAATTTTGTAAAGAAAATGAACTAGACCCTGGCACAGTAGGTAATCTTATCTCAAAATCACTTAAAGAAAAAATTAAAGCAGAGGCAGTAGGTTTAAAACTACTCAAAGGTTCTGCTAGTATGCCACAAGGAAAATTACCAGTATGAGGTATAATTTACATGACTTCTTTAAATGGGTAAAAGGTACAAAATTAGTAGAACTAGATGACATAGATGTATCTGAAGACCCGGTAAGACCAGAACTAACTTTAGGTTTTAGAATTACAAATGGTAGAAAGATATTTGGTTTACAATATGATAATAATATTGAGGCAATAGTTTGTGTAGCATTTTGTCCTGAAGTACCATTTACTGTTAGAGAAATGGATTATATGTCAAGAGTAGAAAACGGTGACATTGCCATTGCATATACAGTTTGGTCAAGAAAAAGAGGTGCAGGTAGAGAAATAATTAATAAATTAAGAGATTGGGTAATAGAAAAAAATTATAAAAGATTGTTAACACTATCACCATTAACACCAATGGCAACACATTTTCATATTAGTAATGGTGCTAAACAGATACATATAAATGAGGAAACACAAAACTTTGAATATAAAATTTAAGTATGTATGGTGGATTTGAAGTATATAAAACTTACTTGGCCGTTAAGCTACATTTTACTTCGGCTTCATATGATTATATTAAGTATGAGGGTAAAATCAATGCGAAACTGGATACATTTACAAGTAGGAATGATAGGTACTTCTTTCACAAACTTAGTACAAGGTATAAACAAGATGAAATATTGGATTTTTTCGTTGCCAATTTTGCAAAAGATGATAAGAAATGGATAAAGAGTTTATTAGATAATGACGGCAAAGGGAACTATTTGGAGTTTAAGAAGTATAAAGAATCTGTTGGATATCATTTTAGGTCAGATTGCAACTGGCTTGCTGATAGGTTTAGCAGCGATGGTATTTCTTTTAATGATGGCTTTCTCGTATCTAGCGGACAACATCCACCAGTTTTGCGTTTTCTTATTCAAAAAAAAATTAATATCCAGACCGCCATCATACTTAATTCAATTATATCGTATAGTAAGAATTGGTCTAAAACTATTAATGAAAGAGTTATATGGCCTAAAATCGCATTTAAGATGGCCAAGTTA